AATACTAAGCCCCGTGCCAGCTCATCCCGGGATCAAATAGTGTCATAAAGGATATAGTTGTCATTACAACTCATTAAATGAAGGGCATATAAGTCAACACAAACAACATAACATACCGCTGCGCGGAGTTTTTAAATCAAATACAATTATTCTTGTTCTTCATAAGATAGTCATGTTCTTCATATTGTACAATTTATCACAATAAACAAAGTTACACTTCAACATACATCCTATGCTCTAAAACAGACTTCATACTAACACTTGTATATAATATTACATATAGATGCTGAGTTTGGGTAACGCCAGAGCCCAACTTCACGAATCTGCTGAATGATTTGGTACAATCACTACCTGCAACTCCAGATGATTCTATCTTCCCTTTCCCTAAGATAGTTATCATATCTTGACAGTCTTCTTTCACTAACAGCGCTGGAGAAGAAAACGCAGCTCCCCAATTAACCAATGGAGAACTACACTTCACGACGAGGTAATTCAACAATTCACCTGGTGGCATACGAACGGTACAGGTTAACATCACCTTCCTCATCTTGTATCGGCTGATATCCTTGGGTCGGATTTCACAACCGACAACGTCATCTTTGTTTAAAAGAGCTGTTGAATGAACCACCAACCTCGTTGTCGGAACAATAGGTTTAAATGGACGACCACCACCCTTGCGACCTGAATGGCGCCATTTTCTACCAGAACTGCTCCAATTGCTCACCATCGTTTTTGTGTGTAAAACACAAAAGGAAACGATTATATATATACTCTAATTCTTTGCTTCATAACGAAGCAATGTACAGCAATACGCGGATAGATGTAAAGTAACGCACATGGAAAGATAGCTAGCACTTTACTTTTAAAAAAGTAAGTGAGAGAAAGTATTATTTTATTCACGCGGCTTCTACGAAGCTTCCTCATTCTCTTTCATTAATAGTCATGTGAGGGTCACGTGCTGACTCCGCTGATCCTGGCACGGGGGT